ATGTACTACACAAAGACTGAAACAGAATCTAGGTATCTAAAACGAATTCAAGTTAATCTTTCTGAGCTATCTAACACTGGGGCTGCAAGATCAAACTTAGATGTTTATTCTAAAGGAGAGTCTAATGGCAGATATCTAGGAACTAATGATAAAGCAGATGACTCAAATGAATTAGATGGCTTAAATAGTTCACAGTTTTTGAGAAGTGATCAGAGTGATACCATGAGTGGTAATCTCGATGTGAATGGCAATATAGTAGCAGACGGTAATATCACCGCCAACTCGGACAGAAGACTGAAAAAAGATCTTACATTGATTCCGCAAGCTATAGAAAAAGTAAGACAGCTTTCTGGTTACACCTACACTAGAATTAAAGATGGTTCAAGAAACACTGGTGTGGTAGCACAGGAAGTGCAAAAAGTATTACCGGAAGCGGTGCAAAAAGATAAAGATGGAATACTGTCCGTAGCCTACGGAAACATGGTTGGTCTTTTGATTGAAGCCATTAAAGAACAGCAAACTCAGATTGATAGATTAAAACGGAGAATTGGATAATGACTTTACAAACATCAGGTTCAATCAGTTTTGAGGATATAGAGTCAGAGTTTGGTGGTGGCAATCCTGTAAGCATTAATGACTATTACAGGGGTGGGCCTTACGTACCTTCTAGTATTACAACAAGTACTGTAGTAAGGGAGCCCTCTAGTGGTGAGAATTACATAAAAAATAATGTATGTTGGCGGAGGCATTCTGGTGGTACCTATGATAGAACAACAGTTTTTTGGGGAGACCAAGAAATATATCAGTCTAGTGACAACACGTCAACCTCTGTTGTGATTAACGGTAAGACGTATTACAAAGGAACCCTCAGAGAAGAAGATTTTATACCTGGCCAAGGTAATGATGGCTTTCCTAGCTACATAGATTATTACGGTATTTACCGTTCAAGTGAAGGAACTACCACAACATCTGTTAATGGTAATATACCTACGTCTGGACAAATAACCCTATCTGATTTCTATGGAGGTAGAAAAGATTAATCAATTCAATGCTCACTCAGCTTTTAGACGGAACGCTAACCGACCTCTCAGGGCTGTGTGGACATAATCAAAATTAACTAAAAGGAAAAATATATGATTGAAGTGTAATACTTAGACTAGTAATTGCTATAGCAGCGCTAGTCATCGGGCTTATCGGCACATGGTTTGTTCTAAGAACATTCGATGCTTCTTCTAAGATTGATTTTAAGAAAGCTTTTGATACAATAGAAAGTGATCCTAAAGCAATAGCTACCTATTACGGTATGCGATTCATTGGTGTTGCTTTTATTGTAGGTTTTGTTATTGGTAAAGCCGTAGGTTTCTAAGGAGACTTTATGAAAAGACCATTAAAGGAGGCACTGCTATTTTTAGTGGTGCTTTTTTCCTTGTATTTGCAACAGATGCAGATGCTATATCAGATAGGTATGATAACTCATTCAGAAAGTGGTCTTCATACTATCTTCCAGAAGTTCCTTGGTATTGGTTGAAAGCACAGGCTTATATTGAGTCTGGCCTAGACCCAAACGCGGAATCCCCTGTAGGTGCAAAAGGAATAGCTCAATTTATGGACTATACTTGGGGGGATATGAAGAAAATCTTAAAGACAACAAAAAGTCAATACAACGTAAAACTGTCTATACAAGCACAGGCTATTTATATGGAAGGGCTAAGAAAGAACTGGACAAGACACAACAGGAATACTTGCCAGATACACGACTTAGCCTTAGCTTCTTATAATGCAGGTCTTGGAAATATACTCGAAGCGCAGAGAGAGAGTGGTGGTGCTATACTTTGGGGTGATATAAATAAATCACTACCTGAAGTTACTGGTCGCCACTCAAAAGAAACTATTGGGTATGTAAAAAAGATTTTGGAGAACAATCAAAAAGGCTTACTACAGAAACAATCAAGAGGTGATTTGGAAATATGTTGAAGAGCTTAATGAGTACACTGGCGTCCCCACTAACTAAGTACATGGGTATAGCTATAGTTATACTAATTGGTGCTTTAAGTAGTGCTATGTATCTATCTTATAAGTTTTATGGAGAGAAGGAAGTAGCTGCTGCTGCAAATGAACAGCTAAGTGTGGCAGTTGAAGAAGAGAAGAGTCAGACAGATAAAGCCCTAAAGAGTATTGAGTTAACTGATGAGGCAGTCACAAAGGTCAGAAAAGGGGAGAAGGCTCTTAATAAGGCTACTGAGAAGCTGAAGGAGAAGGTTTTTAAGCCCACCCCAAGCAACCCCACAGGAGATGTTAAAGATGAAGCAGAGAGCCTTACAGAGCCTTGTGATGAGTATCTTTCTAATGATGATGTTAGGTTGCTCAAGCAATCGCACTGTCTTACAGACGGAGACCCAAGCAATTGCAGTTTCTGAGAGTCTCAGCCAACCCTGCACAATACGTGTATATCCGGGCGGTTACTCTAAAGAAGACTTAATGAATGAATATATTATGGCACTGTCTGTCATAGGCAAGTGTGAATTACAACGGAAGCAATCACTCAATCTAAGCAAGGAATTAAAGAAACTTTACGATAAGTAAACGGGAGATAATAAAATGACCGACCAACATAGAGGATGGTTTGTACAAGTAGTAACGTCAATCATTACTTCTTTAGCAGTTCTGGCCGGTACTTTGTTTGCAGTTCAGGGTGATGTTGTAAGTGCAGACTCCATTGCGGCAGCAAGTAGATTGGAGTCAGCTTTTCGCAGGATTGGACATCTTGAAACAGCGATGAAAGAGCAGCAAGCTAATTCAAACGCTAAGATAGTTGAACTAACAAGTCAAGTGTTTAGGTTGCAAAGTCAACTAAATAAAGATCTAAATACTCTTGATATGTTTGAGAAATTCATGGATGGATTGCCTTTCGAGGCTTGGCTTAAGGAAGTAACCTACAACAAAGACAGTGAACCTGAGTTTAAAATGCTGTTGATTAACAAACAGTATGAGTATACGCACGGTATAACAAGAAATAAATACAGAGGTTTAGCTGACTCTGAGATTTGGGGTCCAAAGATTTCTGAAGCACTTAGAAAGAATGCCCTTGAAGTGTTAAGAACCAAAGATAGTCTTGTAACTTACGGGCCTTACCCTAAAGATATCAATCGCGCCAGTAAAGAAAGAATGGTTGTAAGACTATATCTCAATCTTATTGATGGAAGGCAAATGGTATTTGGAATGGCCGTTGATCTTAAACAACAAGGCTTAATAAAACAATAAAATAACAATACTTTTATTATACGCACAATTAAACCCGGAAAGCTTAATAGGCTCTCCGGGTTTTTATGTGTTACTCACAAGCTGAACACTCTCCTTTAGATGCTTGGATACCTGCTCGACTATAAATATAATATAGACCCAGAATATCTTCATTCAAAAAAGCTTCCTTGTGAACTTCACTAATATATCCCTCGTCTTCACCAGCAGCAAAGAATAGGTTAAGTGACTGCCATTGATCTAAATGCTTCCCTCTCGCAGCAGCAAGTCTGATAACATCAAACTGGTTAATCTCAAAAGCTGTCCTAAAGACCTCTTTCTGTTCTTCGGTTAACCAAGTGACGTGCTGAACACTTCCCATATTGTCCCGTATGTCTTTAATGTTAACCTGTGTGTTTACTTTAAGCTCTTTCATAAGGCTTAGAAGCACAGGATTTACTCTATCAATCTCACCAGCAGGTGTTCTTTGGGTATATACCATCGCTGTGTCTGGGTTTATACCTTCTGAAACACCACCCATTATTAGAGCAGTAGATTTTGTAGGAGCAATAGCAAGTAGGTGAGTGTTGGCACGATTGTACCCCTTACACCAATCTGGTTCTCCCCACTGTTCTGCAATCCACTTTGTAGCTCTCTCTGCTTCGCTTCTAATACCTTTAAAGATTTTATTATTAAGCATGTGAGCTTCGAAACCACCAAAAGACATACCCTTGCTTTGGAAAAGTGTGTGTAGACCACAAACACCAAGTCCTAGAGCACGACCTTTCTTAGTTGCTGCAATAGCCTTTTCAAGACCGGGGATATTCTTTCCTCTCTCAAGAAACTCCTGTACAACACAATCAAGAAAGATGGTTGAATGATATACTGCGTCAGTATCTTTCCAATCATCGTAGAAGAATAGATTCATAGATGCTAGAACGCATGTATAGGTATATTCAGCACTAGAGTGTAGCATAATTTCATTACAAAGCTGTGGAGCTTTAACATCAAGACCATGTGCAACATACCACTCAGGTCGCTTAAGGTTAGCTTTATCAGGGAAGAAGAAATACCCCTTACCTGTCATCATCTTAGTCTTTAATGCTGTTTTATAGCGATCAAGGGCATCCTCATTCCCATTTATCAGAAGGTTAATGAAATCATTAGATACATTCCAACCAACATTATTACCATCTGGTTCTGCTTCAAGGTATTCACACACCTCGTAGAAGTCGCTATGGTCGATTGGAAGATAGCCTGCCCAGCTACCACGCCTTGCTGTACCTTGTGCAACATACTCCATATCCTTTTGGAAAAGCTGAAGCAGAGGCACAACACCAGATGTCTTACCACCGATACTAATATCAGAGCCACGGCCACGAATATCACCGAGGTATCCAGCAGTACCGAATCCCATCTTAGTGAGCATCGCCGTTTCGTGACGCGCCTTGTAGATTTCATCTATACTATCTCCCACGTAACTGCCAGCACAACTTACTGGTAAGCCTCTGCTTGTTCCTGTGTTAGAGATAATAGGAGTTGCAGGTGATAGCCAGCCCTTCCACATTAGGTCGAAAAAAATGACAGAGAACTTGTTAGGCTCTGGTGTGTGTGCTGCAAGTGTTTTGGCGATTCTTTGGTATTGTTCCCTAGGGTTGGCAGCTTGATACAGGTACTTCTCTTTAAATAACTGGAAACCCCCCAGTGCTCCAAAATTTAGGGGCGAGGTCTTGTTCTTGTAGTCTTTTCCTCTCTTTACTAAATTTATCATAAATGCTAGTCATTTATCTACTAAACTCCTCTAAGTATTCGATGGCTTTATTTAGTCTTTCGGTGTTGTCTTCAAAATGCCCAAGTCCTATGTTACACCTAGAACAAAGTATTGATCTTATTTTTCCTGAGGTATGGCAGTGGTCTATAACTGCGTGTCCTTTCCCACCAGCACCCTTAAATTGTATTTCGTATTTACAGATAGAACAGACACCTCCTTGAGCTTTAAGCAAGTTATCTCTAGCGGGTCTATTTATCTTAAATACTTTTAACAGGTTCATACAAGCGTAGCATTGGTTATTTCTTTCTGGTTTTCTACTATAGAACCGCACCCTTCTTGCCAACAAAGCTTATCATACATTAAATTTAAACCCCACTTTATCCCAATTGCGAACGTATTGGTTACCCTGCGAACTAAAGAAGTCTTGCATCTGATAACCGTTTATGCCTTTGTAAAACCAATCTGCTACAGGATTATAATCTACCTTGTAAAGAGACTTAAGGCCTAGGTTTTGCAGGCAGTAGTTAATACGGCTCTGTGCAAAGTATTCTAGTTGTAGCTCTGTGATACCTTCGATCTTACCCACCGAGAAAAGACTTTTAATTATTGCTTGCTCGTGACTATAAACAGTCTCTGCTGCAATGTAAAGGTCTTTTGTTAATTCTTCGACGTAAGCTTCGTCTATCTCACCGGCCTCTAATGACTCTTCCAGTAATGTTCTAAACAACCAACCAGCAGCTTCTGCGTGTAGGTTTTCATCACGAGCGGAGAAGTTAATACCACTAACAAGGTTCAACAGTTTGTTCTTACCCGAACTTTGAAAGTGTTTTAGGTAAGCGAATGAAGTATATAGAATAGCACCTTCTCCGAATGTAAAAGCACCCAATGCTCGTAGATCATCTTTTCCATAAAGCGTACTTTGAAGAAACTCAATACGTTCAAGTAGTTCTGCATCATCTTCATAACTCCTGTAGAATTCATCGTCGGCTAAGCCCAGCTCTTCGTTAATCTTAGAGTAGAACTTAGCATGAACTTGTAGTTCAACCGCACCAAACATTGCAGCCATTGGCTGAATATCGGCAGGCCTTGGAAACTTTCTGTATACAAAGTTTAACCAGAATTCATCACCAATGATCTGTTCATACTTGGTAAAGAGTCGCAGCAACCGGATAGTTCCGTATCGCTCTGCTTCTGTCATGTTAACCATAATATCTTGTTTGTCTTTGTGTACTTTTATTTCATCGTGAGGCCAGAAGTGGTGTGCTTGCTGGTCTGCAAAGGCAACTGCCTCAGGGTAATCAACCGTAAACTCGGCTTTTGGTGTTCTCATTCTGACTGGCATTTTATTCTACATTCCTTACTTGTGTTACGTTAGTTGTATGTTGTTGTTCTGCTGTGTCTGCACGTCTGCTCATTTTTCGCATATCTTCTTTCAAGAAAATATCGTCTGTAGAATACAAGTGAGCTCCAAGGGAAGCTGCACCAGACGCTCTCCACTCGGGGTCTGTTCTTTCACTCCCCTCTACTCTTTTGCAAGCTACAACCTGATTCTGTAGGTTTCTGTGCTGGCAATCGACCAACTCATAGGTCTTTGTTATGTCCATTCCATTTTGATGAAGAATGGTAGCAAACTCTCTCGGTTCTGGTTGGGGGGTCTACCCAATCATCTAGAAGCTGCAAGTCAGATACACTTAAATAGAAAAAATTCATAGGCTTTTATTCTCCTGTCTTTTGTTGAAATAACGTCTCCAGAGGTAGCCACGAACCACTGAGAACAAGGTAAAGATTGCTGTTATTCCTGTACTTTGTGAAAAAGATGTATCTAGGCTAAACAATGGAGCGATTAAAAAAGCCCAGACGAGCAAACTAAGAAGCGCGCCTGAGCCAACGTTAAGTAATTGTTCTATTAGGGAATCTATCTTAGATTGCTTCATAATCCCAGCAAGTGTTGTCAGGAATCAGTTGGCGATGTTGTACCCAACCAAAGAAGTTTCCAGAACAGTGACCAAGACTATTATTATAACCTGTCACGCCTTCCGAGTCAAGCTGAGTTTCCTCGTCCATCGGATAACACTGATGCTCAAACGGTGAAGCATGTACAGGCTCTGCCTCAACAAGCATCTTGTAGATCATTTCAGCCTTTTCTAAGCTGTTGTCTGTTAAGCGATAACTCACCTGAGCACAGCAGGAGGATGAAACCTTAAGAGCGTCCTCAAGAGACACACCAACGTTATCTACTATATATTCTATACCTAGATCACCACCACGAGTGTCTACATAAGGTAGGTGCCACTCACCATAACTCAGGAAGTTCGGTAGAGAGTCTAGCCTAGCGTTGTACATACAGTCAGACAACTCACGAATCTCTGGTTGAGCATCCTTATGACTACGCAACCAAAAGAAATTATCAAACTCTGTTGCTGTACACACAACCTTAATGAACTGGAAAGGTTCTAAGAGCCTGTTGATAATTTGCTTGTGGTAACCGGCTGCATGAAACTCTTCCGCCGCGTAAATAGCCTCGTCACGAGCGATCTCCCACCAAGACTCTCGGGTAAAATTCCACCTCCATCCGAGATAGTATTTTCACACTCTGCGTCTGCCTGCATCCCTTTCTGGTGGGCTCCCCAATGAATAGGCATTGCTGTATTTGCTTTGATATTCTCAATCATCTTTGGAACTGGAATAGCTCGGCTAGATGCAGCGTTACGGCTGAACATTCTGTGTGTCATAAACTCTGAGTGAATGAAGCGAGGATAGTTTAGCTCGTAAGTTGTTACCCGTTTTCCTCTCGGACAAATACTATCTGCAATGATTTTAGCGGAGATTCCACCCTTACCTTTAACTTCTATCATTCTTTTGTATCTCCTTTAGGATTAACTTCGCAAATTCTTTCGGCGTCATGTTCTCGTTCTTCTCTTTCATCCTTATCGTCATCACTCCCTTTACAGAGATAAAATCTCGACTGTCTCCTGAGAAGTCTTCTGAACCTTGACCGACGAATTGTACCACGCATAAGTTATCTTCTCCAAACTCTTTTGCCAACGGATGAACTTCTTCTTCAAATCCAGAGTCTGTGAACATAACACCAGATTCAAAGGCAGTGTTTGTTATAGACTTTGCAGACTTTTCACCAAAGAACTGATCTCCAAAGTGAGGCTTAGTTATACTCTCACTAATATATATTAGGAAATCCCTAGGGGACATTCCGTGAAAATAACTAGAGCCTCGCTCCTTTGACTCTCTTCCTATACAGAGAGATATAAAGGTATCATAATTTGGGCAGTCTGTAAACGGGTATGCACAGTCATATAGGGCCGACTTAAAAGACCTCAAGCTGCACCCTGTTAGCTCAGCTAAGGCAGCTCCTATAGTGTCCTTACCAGCCCCTTTCGGGGCGTTCAGTAAGACTATGCGATTACGTAGAGAGTTACTCACTGTCCATCTCAGAGACTTTGGTGACCATCCCTACAATCTCAGACAGATCAACACCAACGAAGTCATGAGGCTTTAGCATTTTACTATCACCCTTACGAATAACTGCGTAGTATTCTACACCATCTTCCATCGTAGACAGACGAACAAATGTTTCTACTTCCTTGGCTGTGTAATAGTCAACAGTTTCATTTGCATGTTCCGCTGTCTTGTGGAACTTCTCTAGGTTGTTGTTACAAACAAGGTCGAGGGCTTCATCAATATCTACACCACAAAGTTGTAGCTTCTGAAAGAGGCCAATAGCCACAACCATAATATCTGCAACACCATCAATCAACTCTTTCGTGTCCTCTTCGATGCAAGCGTCTAGAGTCTCCGCAGCTTCCTCTACAACAAGTTCTGTTTGGTTTCTAACATCAGTCCAGAACTCTTCTGAAAGCGGCCTAACGCCTTTGTTGCCGATAAGTGTGTTCAATAGGAATATCTTTTCGTAAGCTGTCATAGAAGTTCTCCTGAATTATGAATATTTTTTGACTAGGTAATCTAGGCTAACCATCATAGGATTGCCAAAGCCCTCTTTAACATCATGCAACATCGTGATGCCTCGGAAGTGGTTGTTACCTTGGTGACCTTTGTAAGCTTCGTCGTGTGGATAGAAAGCACCATTAACAATACCAATCTGTAGTTTACCGTCAATGCTTGGTTTGATTGCAATATCAAGGCACTGCTTGTGTCCAACAACAAATGACCTGCCAACATTCTTTAGGATGTTAAGAGCGTTGCCACCATACGGCTTACCAGACATTGGATTAGCAAGGTAGTGTACGTAGAAAATACCTTGACGTGATGTTGGTTTAAGGAAATCGTAAACCTTCCAGCCATACTGTTCGAGGTCTAGCAACTTCGTACCAATAAATCCGTGAAGTTCTGGATGCTCATTAGCAAATCTGTCGATTCGGTCTTCGTGGTTTCCCATGCAGAAGATCATTTCAGGTGAGTAGACTTTCCTCTTGCCTCGTCTCTGTCTAGCCTGTAGCTCTCTCAGTGGGCCTACAATGAGTTCCATGCCCCTATGGCCTGCCTTGATATCTTCGTGGAACCTACGCCCTTCAAAAGACTTCAAGCCCCTGTCGTAAGAGGACAGCGATGGCATATCAAAATGGTCGCCAATGTGGATGATCTTGTCAGGCCTTTTCGAAACAATGTATTTGCCTAATGCCTCTAGGTGAGGAAAGTCTTCATCTGGCTTGCACTGTGTATCTGCGATAATTAAATGCTTCATAGAACTATTAATCCCTCTCTGTGAATACGTAAGAAACCCTTGGGTTGTGTTTGTCTACCTCAGTTTCTTGTAGAACTTCGACCTTAATATACTCGTCGTTATCGTCAACAATAATACCTAGCTCTGTTAAAGCATCGTATAAGAACTTTGTATTTGCTGCGATAAAGTTATGCTTATCTGATCTGCGCCTCGATTGCTTATACAACTTAGCAGTTACATCTACAGGATTCGTGAAGTGTAACTTGTCTTGTCCAGTGTCTATTAGAATCTGTTCGACTATAAGCTTAAAAAGCTTCTTTGCTTTGTTGTACTCAAGGTAGTGTGCATTATTTGTATAGTTAAGGTTCAATCTAAACTTCTTATCTTCCCTCGTTTTCCTAGGGAGCAGGACGACCAATGGACAGTCTATTCGTAAGACTTCCCAACTGGTATTTCCCAACGATCACCTTTAACTCTTTGCATGTGAAGCAAGTTAGCTTGTTCGTACATAACCTCTTCGATTGTTCTCTCGTAGTCTTTCTCGTCCCAAGACCTGTATTGATAAGTAAGTGTTTCGTCGTCCCAACCTTCCTGATCTCTATACCAGTTCAGGTAGACTTCATGGCACCTCTCATAAAGCTCTAGCTCAGTTGTGCAATCTGCAAGTAATGCCTCAGCACCTTTCTCACCAATGGTTGCAATTTTTCTAACACCGTACTTAGTTGCAACAGCTTTAGATAAGCCTTGACAACCGGGGATATTATCTACCTGTTTGTCGCCCTTAAGTAATTGTTGATAGAAGCTTCTGTTAGCATCGTCTCTTGTAATAAGAACAGGCTCTTCGTCCTTATCAGGATTGAAATGAAATCCCGGTGTATTTCTTAAGTCTTTGTCGATAGACACACATACTGTTGTTGGGCTGGTTTCGTTTGCGAGAAAGCCTCTGTAAGCCACTACAGAGCAGGCATCATCAGCCTCTGCCCCATCTACTACGATAGCACCTAAAGACTCTGCGTGAGCTCTCACAGTGTAGAACCAGTATGGTTTTTCAGGGCTACGTTCTCCCTTATATTTCAGAACTGTTGCTAGTTCTATCCGGTAGTTACCTTTGCCGGTTAAATAAGTCTTATAGTTCTTTGCCTTAAGCTTCTTGCTTATTGCAGCTAACTGGTAATCGTAAGCTTGGATAGCATCTTCTTCTGAGAAGAATTCCAAACGTGGTCGTATTTCATATAAGGTTGTATCTTTCATAAAGAATTCTGATTCATCCTTTACATAACCTGTCGCTTCCTTAGCGTAGTCCATTGTTTCAATCAGCTCACCATCTTCATAGATATCGTAATAAGTGTGTTGAGCAACACAAGCAGCTCTGTACACTAAGATATCACCATCTATTGCTACTGTATCAAACATATTTCATATTTTCCTCTTTGCAAAAGAAAAGGGCGACCGAAGCCGCCCAATCCATTATTACTTAGTAGTCAGAATCAGGTTCGAATGGAGCGTCACCATCGTCACCAGCAGGCTCTTGACCATAATCTTCTTGATCTTCTTGCTGAGAGTAGTCACCTGCCTCAACAACTTCACCAATTTCATCAACACTTGAACCAGATTGGTACTCGATCAGAGTGTCAACACGAACAGCTTTAAGCTTTGCAAAAGTACCATACTTGTTGGTAACAATGTCGTACATTGCAACACCAGTAGAACCGTTGCTTACCAGCTTTGTCTTTGTGATATCGGCCAGCAAAGGCTTACCATCACGCTCACCAATCTTTTCGTAAAGCTTTGCGCGATACTTAGGATCGAAAGGTACAAGACGCTTTGTTTCTTTGTCCTTATAGTGAGTATCTTTCTTAAGCTTGATTACAAACTGAGAATCTTGATCTGGGAATGGAGGATCAATCCGAAAGATTTTCTGGAAATCCGCGTTGGTATGTTCCTTAGGCGGCTGCTTCTTGAACTGAGTCTTCCACTTAGCAGCGGTGGCTTTACTTACAACACAATCTACAGTCCACTCAGTGTTTTGGTGACCTTCTGTTTCAAACTTTTGTGTTGCGGTTTGAATCTTTACGTACGCCAAAACTACATCTTTCAATACTGCCATGTTTAAATTCCTCTATGCTATTAAGTTAGTTAAGCTATTAATGCGTTATGCTATTAATTACTTTGCGCTTTTAGGCTTACCGTAAGAAGCATCGTGATTGTGTAGCTTGCGAACGCGAGCATACAGTTCTGCGAATACCTTACGATCAGCATTTGTCATATCCTTCAAGTTCTCTGCACAATCTGGGATACGAACCTCTTTCTTGCCGCTCGGTGTTTTGACAGCAATTGGAGTGGTTTGACGCGGGGTTAGGAGTGAATCCATACCTGCTGTGAGCCAACCGGAGACTTCTTTAGGCTTGGCCTTGCTGTGTTCAACGCTGCCAAGACCTTTAACGTCATTCGGATGATTCTTTTCATGCTTTGCTCGGCGCTTAGCTTTGTTGCTTGCTGCCTTGCTAGGGTAGGATGCGTAGTAGTTCTTCTGAGAAACACCATTACGTCCTGCTTGATTAGCCATATTAACTTCTCCCTTGTTTGTTTAATTCGTCTAACTGAAACGCTATATTAACCTAGGTGCCACTTGAAGTCAACACCTATTTTCATTTATCAATGAGTTTCTGACCAATTACTTCCTATGTCGTAATCCGCTGCCAGAGGAACCCTAAAGTTGTAATACTCTCCCGCCTCTGCCATTGTTTCTGCAAAAGTCTGACCAACTTCTGACCAGCCCCTAACAAACTTACCGTCACGCTCATGGACGTTGCTAAGAATCTTCCCCTCTATCTCAAAGGCCTTAGCTTCGTCTTCTGTGTCAAACGAGTAGATATCTACAAGCTCCTTAGAGACCTGCCACTGACATTCGTCGTGATAGTGCATCATCTGTGTCGCTTTGATCACAGCGTCTCTAAAGGGGTTGCTGTAGAGCCCACGCTCTTTTAACTTACGCATATAGATAACCATCTGACGCTTCATAACGATAGCTCCAGTGCTCTGGAACAGAACGTTAAGCAATGAATGCTCTGATCGAGTCATAAGTTTACGTCCGTCGATGCCTAGAATAAAGACAGAGCGACCTTTAGATTTCCAATACGCTGCTACCCTTTCCTTAAGAATCTTAAGAGGTAGTGAAGCTTCCCAGAATGCCTCGAAGATAGCCTCTGCTTCTGCTTGAGATATGCCAAGCATCTTAGCAATCTTTTTAACCTGAGCTCCGTAAGTCGTAGCATACTTAACAGCTTTGCTTGTATCTCTCGGAACACCCATCTTGGTAGCGTTAACAGTGTGCAAGTCGTTAGGCTTCTCGGCAGTCAAAGCGGCAGCATACTCTATACCACCTTCAAATTGTTGTGTAAAGTGACCTTCTACTCGCGCCTCAAGTCCTGCAGCATCCGAACCAATCTGGTACGCACCTTCTGTTACACCAAACAGGCCTCGCATATACTCACCATAGATACTAGAAGCCCTCGGTACGTTTGCTACGCCCTTGTGCGTGTATCTGAACGTGTTAGTGCCTAGTGTATCTGCTGGTGTACCTATACGACCATCCACTTGAATCCTAGGATCGTTGAGCCAACCAGTACCTTTAGGTGACTGTATTGAGTTACGGCGATGCCTGTAAGTCAACCACAACACTAGGTTACCTACCCAATCAAACTTCTCACCCAGAGCTACAAGATCAGGACATATCTCCTTCTCTGTGCCAATAGTTAAAGAAGGTGTTGACAAAACACGCAGGGGTTTCTTCCTATCATGCATCATCATCTTTTTCTTTAACTGCTCTGGCCGAACTTTTAGGTGAGTCAAACGAAAGCTTGTATACTCACTGTTCATAGTCTTGTCGAGGTAACGCTCGACTGCTTGAACGTACTTCTCGTCTGTTAGCTTTTGCTTCTTAGTGTTAACTGTTAAGTCTTTCTCTTTCCACTCGGTAGGCTCCCAGCCTTGCTTGATAAGGTACTGTTTAATAGCATCCTGATCTGCAAGATAGGTTGGCTCCTGCGATTTAATAGGCTCCTGAGCCATTGGAAGAGTCCATGATTTACCCTCATACGTTACAACAAAGTCGCCATAGTCGTCTCGGTTAAGCTTAATCATGTGCTTCTCGATAAAGTTTACCATGTGTGCCGATAGGTTACCATCTTTTTTAATCTGAATCTTAGGAGGCATGTAAGTCTTTGCTGTAGTCTTAGTCATTTCCTTTGGTGGTAGTTGTGGTTCTATCTCGGCTTCGATTAAGCCCATCTTAGAATCCAAATCCACTATACATGACTCTGCAAGTTCTTTGTCAAACCTAAATCCGTAATGACTCTGCACTGTGATGTAGTGTCTACAGACTTGCTCTAGCTCAAAAGCAGGAGCCCAATTCCAGTTACGCCATTCGTTGATCATTAGGTGATCATAAACCTTGTGGTTTAGTTGAACATCCTGACCACAATACTTGAGCATTTCTGGCGAATACTCTGACCAATCTGTTTGCTTACCAAAATCATCCTTGTAAAAAGATAAGCGATTACCCCAAGCTTCTAGTCCATGACCACCGAGCCTGTCAGGATTTAACAGCTTACTAAGAACAAGTGTGTCACAAATCTCAATCGGCTGACCATCTAATGTGAATGGGTCTACGTCAAACTTAATGCCGAAGAAGAGCTCCATAACCATCAAGTCATAGTCAATGATGTTGTGACCAATTATCTTAGTAAACCTTTTTACAAGAGCTGGAAAGTCCCATAAGTTGCTTGGGTTAAAGTTATATACCATACCGTTAATATCTTTAACGACAATACAATGAACACGAAACGTTGGCTTTAACTTGAAAGGATACAGTTTATAGTTAATTGCTTCGTGTGTCAATAGGCCTGTTGCTTCTATGTCTAATACTACTTCCATACTAACTCCAAGTTATTCAAGGGGTGTTCGGAGAATTTACCCTGACTATGTTCTAGTAAGGTGCTTTATTATCATCTGCATTTTCTTGTGTGTAGGCACCTAAGCTGCCAAAGTCTTCTTCGTCTGAGCTGTAGTCACCTGATTCTGGGTCAACACCAACAGATAGTCTAGCAGTTTGTTGGTCATAATACCAGAAGCCTGCTGGGCCTGTGTTACCTGTACGCCTTGCCTTACTAACAACAACCTTTGTGGTATTTCTCACACGAGGGTCTGGGTGTTCTTTATCTCGCATAAGCAAGATGTTAATCATACCAACCTGAAAGATAGAGCCGGAGCCTTTTATATCTTCCTCGTGAATCTCTGCACCACGCGAGTTAGCCTGAGAGCCTGAGCCGCTTTTACGTACGTGAGCAACGTTGATGTGAATTACTTTGTTCTGCTTTGTAAAGCGCAGCAACCACGACATAAACTCATCCATACCTTCGTTAGCCTTCCCGCTGAGAGCAAGTGTAAGTGGGTCTAGGATAATGCCTCTGCAACCGCAGGCTTTAACCATGTACTCAATCTTATTCTTGAGTTCATCATCGCATACATCGCCTTGGTGGTCAAGGATAATAAACCGATCTTCACCATTCGGTAGTGTTGTTAGTTCCTTATAAGCTGTCATGAAACGTTCTGTAGCGTAAAGCTCACGCTTCTCTTCGTCGTCCATATTAGCAAGCTTAATGCCTAGGTGGACGCTTACAAGATTCTCGATCAACTCACCCATATCACTTTCTAAAGGTATGACACCAATCTTATGCTCGGAGTTAAATACAAAGTGATATAGAAACTCGTTAACAACAGTTGTCTTACCAACAGAGGATGCAGCAACAATGTTAATGATTTCGCCAAAGGCAAAGCCACCATTCATCATGCGCTGTAACTCAACAGCAAAGTCAGGTAGAGGCAACTTAATCCAGTTAGCACGTTCCATCAAGGCTTCGTAAGTCTGGCTACTACCTACAACACCAGCAGGTGTATACTTGCCTTTATTGTAAGCTGTCCAGAATGCCTGATAGAGTTCATCCTCTAGGCCTGCCTTAACGTAGTCACAAGGGTCGTTTAGACGAAGCTCTGCAATGTGTGCTTGTCCCGGCTTAAGCACCTTAGCGGCCTTGTCAGCAGCCTTCTTGCCCGGTTCATCGTTATCCATCATAATAATTACGCAGTCGAACGAGGTAACCCAATCGTAGTTCTCTTTGATCTGCTTATCTAGTGAAGGTTCGCCGGTAAGTGGTGACACAACAGCGGTGTCGTACTTTGGGTTTTTCTCCATCATCGTCTGCTTCATAGCCAGCGCATCTTCCTCACCACCTACGATGATAAGAAACTTACCACCCTTTTGATAAAGGTGTTGACCAAACATTTCATTCTTATTCTTTATGCTGCCGATAACAGAGAAGTGATGCTTATCGCTTTTAGGTACAGTGAGGTTACGTGTCTTGTAGCCTGTGATAACACCTTCCTCAGTCCCCGGATAGTATCGCTTAACTGACTTACCGGCTGTATCAAATTCTGTACGAACACCGTATAGCTCATTAACTGGAATCTTAAGCTTACGCTTACGCTCGCCACGGCATTCGAGCTTTAAAATATCTTCTAGTTTTTCTAACACAAGTTCATCAACCTCCGCTGGTTCATTGTTAAATTCTCCACCATCAAAGTCTTCGCCGTAAAACTCAGCAACTACCTTAGGTGAAATGTAACCTTTGCCATCGTCTCCGCAGACAAAGCAATAACCGTCTATGAATTCCTTACCCTTGTCGTCTACTTTCTTGTAGAGAGAGGCACCATCCGAAGAACCACACCCCTCGTGGGGGCATGGCAGATGTGTTTTAAAGGTTTGACCTTCCTGTTTGCTCATACTTCTCCTTTGTTAGGCTCTAGCTAGGTTGCGAATAGTAGCAAGGTTATCAAACTCTGTCAAGCGACCGTTCCGATAAACTACCCGCATTGCGTTGTCTTTACCGTAGACTTGCTCCCAAGTTGCTTGATCTTTAAGCTTAAAACGTGAATCAACTTCCTCGACAACTAATAGACCTTTTGCGCTTTTCTTCTCGCCGGAGTCTGTCTTAGGGTCTTTGTAAATCTCAATACCTTCGCCGTTGATAACACCGTAGGTTGCCTTCATAGCTCCACCGACAGTATCTCGGGTAACGTATTGATAAGTATAGCTACCAACACCAAACACAACGTTACCTGTAGCAAAACCTTTATCCATCAGACGCTGACAGATAGCTTCGCAACGCTCAAGGGTGATAGAGTCGCCGTAGATAAGGCCTACACGCTCATTCAGTAGGGTATGTCCCGTCTCGGTTACAGTACCTCCAAACGTCTCGTAGAGGCATTGTACAGCACCCTTTTGTTCTGGTGTTAGTGTAGCACCCTTTAGTGTTGTATCTTCGACAGAATCTAGGTAGTAGTATTGCTTATCGTGACGGTTCCAGAAAAACTTACAGGTAGCCTCGTAGTAGCTGTCGCCATACTTTATAATTTCCGTCACACTATCTGGCCCACATTCACCGTGTGGTGTTTCCTCGCTAACCTTATCACTAAGATAATCTGCAATGTAATCAGATAGATACTCTAGTTCTACTCCACTGAAATCTTCTACCTCAACACCACAAAGGATATCAACAGGGTTGCCGCTGTCTGGACGGAACACAACCTTAGCCAAACCAAGAGCATTAGGCTGACGTGCTTCAATTTCATCCTTAAGCTCTGCTGCAAACTCAGTGATAACCTGCCAGAAGTCCCAAGTATCTGAAACGATTGACAAAATACCTTCTGGGTATAGGTTAATTAGTCGTCGGAATGTTTCAATTTCAGTTTCTTTGCCGCCCATGCACATGACCGAGTGTTCTGTGGCAGGAACGCTGCAACCTACCAGCTCTGTATCGCTGTCTGCGCCGTAGTATTCTTCTGCGTAATCAATAGCAGAAATTGTATCGGTGCCTTCAAAGAACACGAGGTGACTCATACCAGTTGATTGAGCATCGTAAGGCCCAGACAGACCACGACAGCTAAAGTCATGTACAAGGATGCCTGCAAGCTCTTTAGGGACACCTGTAAGTTCGAGATACTTCTCTACAACCTGACGATAGCGGTAAGCTGTAGTAGCTGCAACCATTGGCTTCCAGATAGAGTTACTGAAAACAGTTTCCAGATAGTTAACAACCAATAAAATTCTGGGAGTGTATTGTAAACAGTGTAAACAGGAACCTTTGGGTCAACCTTAGAACCTTCTGGCAGTGCCATAATCTCCAGAGGCAAGTAGCCTAGGTCATGCAAAGCTTCAAGGTGTTCTGTGCTGACCATACCAGCACCAAGAGCGTTATCCATACGGCGCTTGTAGGCGTCGATAACACGTCCCTTTGGAAGTTCAAAGAATCCCTCGTCAAATACGTCGATCAAGAACCATTGAATAAACCCCTGCAATCCCACAAAGACAACACGATTATCTGTCACTGATTTTACAGTGGGGAAAAGTCGAGTAGAACGTGGTGTAAAGTTACTGTAGACAAGCTCAGTACCTTCTGGATACATTTCTCTGTGAGATACCTTATAAAAATCACAAGTTGTTAGCGGGTTAAGCTTCATTATTTTCTCCTGCTTGTGTTGGAAATACGTCGATACCTTCCTCTTCTAGTGACAAGAAGGCCTCAAACTGTTCGTACCACTCAGACAGTGTGTTACTTTCTGGGTAGTAATCTGTTAGTAAAATACCACGCTCGTAGTGTTCCTGAAATCTAGAGAGTTCTTGAGAGTGCTCTGACCTTATGGTTTCAATCGCCTGACGTACTTTCATTCTTTGCTCCTTCGAAATCAGTTATAAATTCCTCACCTGTAGTGGTGTTGACCCACTTAACGTTGAGACCTTGTTCATTCTTCACAGAGACTACGCTGTGACCTTTTACCATAATTTGTTGCCAAGCCCAAGATTCAAATGACTCCATGCTTATCTCCCCTTAAGGTTTGTAAAGAACACATGTTAAATCACTGAACCCAATCTTGTCAATGATTTCTTCGATTACTTTCCAGTCACCTCCTGCGAGTCCAGCACCAATCATTGGTATTCCGATTCGGCAAGCTGCCTGAGGATTCATATCATACAGCAATTTAATCTGTTTGAATACATTCTCGATAGCATCGTAGTCAACATTGACAACGTTTCTCGGTAAAAAGCCGTACTGTGTGTAGGCATTTATAATAGTAAAGTGGTAAGCTTTACTATGTAAACCCTTGCTTGTTGTGAAGTTAGACTTAAAGCCTGAAGTATAAGCCTGAGTAAACTTACCCAGCTTACCTTTGTCGCCTGCTTGCGTCATTTGATCTGCAAGGTATGCCTTAGGGTAGCGATTCTTTATCTGGAAGGCAATGCCAGCGCCCATTGTGTTGAGACAATTGCAACCCTGCACAATAACATCAAACTTACCCGCCTCTGCTAGGTCTAGTAGATTTCCATCGGTATATTTCATTGCTTACCTCCATGAAATTCACAGTCCATATTAATAATCCTACGCCCGCTGTACATTGGGTCTGAGTTGTCCATCTTAGGACACTTACAACCGGCTACTTGATACCAGTATGAGTGCTTCTCGGCTGTCAGTGGAAACTTCCAGAACAGTTGCATAGTGTACTCCATAGCCTGAATGACATCAACAACTTCTTTGTGGGTATCAAATTGATGAAACGGTTTTCTAAGTACACAGAACAAATAGACGTAGATGGTATCCATCGCTAAAAGTTCTGGTTCAGTTATTCCGCGAGACCTTGCGTAGTCTATGTTAAAACTAAAATCTTCATCTTTCA